ACTGTTACAAACCTACTTCTTCGATTACTACGATCCTCGGCTCAAGGACGCTGAATCCAGGGATAAATGGATGGAAGAAATAAAGGGTGTTGATTGGATAAAGTATTTGGAGCCGTATGACGGAGAACATCCGAAGGTGATCCATCAATGGCTTAGAGACAGAGGCTACGAACCACTATGCAACTCGACTACACTCAATACACCACTGAATCAAGCAAGTGCCGACACTTGTTCCGACAGTACTGTCAAGGCATTGGAATAGACCTTGGATCGCAAGGTGAACCAGCGTTTCCGTGGCTCTGGTCGCTGGATCTTCCGCCCGATGAATTCGCGTATTATAACTCTAACAATCCACCGCGAGGTCCGATACAGCTTCGTGGCACAGCACGCAAACTTCCCATCGACACGGAATCTCTGGATGTGGTTGTTTCCAGCCATCTACTGGAAGATTTTCCAGAAGAAGAATGGCCTGCGTTATTCATGGAATGGAGTCGCGTAATTAAGCCGGGTGGCCATTTGGTAATCCTCATCCCTGACAAAGACCTTTGGAAAGCCGCCCTAGACAAAGGCCAGCCACCGAATTGTGCTCATCGAAGGGAAGGCGAGCCAGGGTTAATGTCGCGGTACGCAGCCTTATCTCAGATGGAAATTATTGAGGACAGGCTTACAAATTGCTTCGAAGGCGACTATACCATTTTAGGAGTGTTCAGGAAGCCATTGGTATGAAACAACTCATTCTCGTGTTTGGTCCTCGAAGCAGCGGCACGCGCTTCTTTACTGGCCTGCTGATTCGGTGCGGTGCAGTTGGGGATGACGGACACGAACAGCGACTTGATGCTATGTCTAATTATTGGTCTGGATATATTCCGAGGTGTTCATTCAATGAGGCATTTGAGTTGCTGGATGGGGGTGGATACGCCGTGCTAAGAAGGTCCATACCGCACGGAAGCGGTTACCCCAATATTGAACCAGAGCAATTGGGTTTTATGGATCTTGGCGTTGAAACTAAATGCGTGTTCTGGATGCAGCGCGACGTGTTTGCTACGTGCAAGAGCATGGTTGATTCCAAGCATGAGCGCACCATGGATGCCGCATTGGAAAGCGTCCAATTGGCCCTTGAGCGGATTGCGTTGCCAGTGATTCCAGTTACATACGAGATGTTGGGGCACAATCTTTACGTCAACAATCTCTTTAAGTTGGCTGGACTAAGCTTGCGCGTGAAAGGCCCAACTGGGTTTATTGACGGAAACCGAAAGTACTATGAACGAGATCAAAGAACAGATTCGAAAGAACCCAAAAGGGTTTGCCTGCCCGCATTGTAAATTCGACTTTGAAAAGCGGTTCGGGATCGTGGGGAGCAACGACCTTCAAAAGGGTCAGATTTGGGTCTGTGCAAACTGCGCCAACGTGTCAGTTCTAGGCGATGTGGACCTGCACCCGTTAACCAAGGAAGAGTTTGAAGCGTTCCCGAAGCCTAAACAGGTCGCTCTAGCCAGCACCGTTACCAAGATTAAGCAACGTATCGACGCTGGTTCAAGCTGGAATCCGTACGAACTTCCGAATAACGGGAATTGAACATGGAGGTGAATCCGTGAACTGCGATTGCATCACCAAAATAAACGCCAAGCTTCGGGAGAAAAACTTTAGACTGTGCGGGTACGCTTTCACTTTTCCACGTCTAGATCCAATCATAACGATTGCGACTGAATGGGTTGATTCCGACAAAGCGCCGAAAGGAAAGAAGCGGAGATGTCCCGCCATGCTCGCGTCCTATTGTCCCTTCTGTGGCACGCCTATTGAGCAGGAAAAGGAAGGCCCTTGTGAATCCTCGTAAATGCAAGCGTTGCGGTGGCATGTTCACTCCCTTAGTTACCATTCCAGAGTCACCCTGTTGCAACATCTGCATGGTCCGTAATCTCTTTGATGGCTTGAGTATGCCAACTCCTCCGCATCTCATAGACAAGTTCACGAAGCATCCGGCACTTACCCCAGAAGAATATCAATCGAAATTGGATGAGATTATCGCCAACAGGGGAAAGAAGAATGCCGCGCCAGCACAAAGATGAAACGCCCCGCAATGTGTTCGTTCACCCTTACACCAGCGCAGCTAAAGGAATATATGAAATACAATGCATGCTCCTGTAACGTTGGGACATGGCATATCAATGGCAGTATATCATGGAGACTTGTTTTTGGTGTGGCATTTAACAATGCCGCGGTATTGGGCTTGCATCATAGAAGTATTTCCATCTGGTTTGGTCCATTCGCGGTATTGATTTGGAAAGAAATCTATGATCAAGTCGATGCAGTTACTTCCTAGGTCTTTTCAGTTGGTTCTTCCGATTCCATACTGGATTCTGCTGCCGTAGCCGCAGATTGCATCGTCTTGTTCCTTACGTCAGTTAGTGTCTGCACATTCTTACGCTGTTGATCCGCCATAAACTTCTGTTGGGTCTGAGTCATCTTCTGCTCAAACTTCTGCTGGTTCTGAGTAAGCTTTTGCTGATTAAGAACCATGTCAGCCTGCATCTTCTGCATTACGGCTGGGTCCATACCGTTCTGCTGCTGCCGTTTCTGCGCCATCTCCTGCAACCGTTGACCCATGGCCTTGATCTCGTTGGTGATTCGCCCTAGCGCATCGTTCATTTGCTTCACCATCTCCGCATTTTCTTCATCCTGAGCGAGCTGCTGAATGAACGCGGACGTGTAATCGACGCAACTTTGTAGACCCATGACTTTCTCCGGGGTTCCAACCCCACCCATCAGTGTCATAATCTGTTGCACAGTTTGATCCATCAATCGAAGCATGGTTGTTACGACTTCTGCGGCGATTAATCCCGGCTTAGGTGTCACCATCGAACCCGACATGAGAGCGCCAAACACGATTTCCGTGTCATGCATCGTGTCGGTGATTGGAGGCGTAGCATCGAGCGGTGCCAATTGGTTGGCCCGCTTCGGGTCATGCGTGAAGGAAAAGACATAATCGTGAAGAACCACTTGTTGCGCTTCGGGGTTCAGCATAGGACGAATGCTCATGAGTGCCTGCGCCTGAGCCTGCTCCAGTTGGCTATTGCCATTCCCGAGCACGCGAACGGGCTGAATATCCCAGCGTGACGAGTTGATCCACTTCTCTGGTATGCCAGCTTCTTTGAGTTCGTTCTGGAATCGTTTGGCATCGAAATCCTGTGTAGGTTTCTTGGTAAGGCGACGGCAAATCTCTTCGTAAGCGAACGTCTCTTGCAGGTAAGACAGGTTCAGCATTGAGCCGGTCAATCGCGTAGTCTGTTGCAGGAGCGTGGATACTTCAAAAGCCGTGCGTTCCTTGTTTGTCCCGGTATCAATGTCCTGCGTGTATTGCTGCGAGCCTTCCCCGATAAGCTGTTTGAGTGTCGAAAGCTGAAGCTGAAGCAGGTTGTAATCAATTGAGTAACGCTGATCTTTCGTCACGAACGAAAGACCTTCAGGGATGATACCGTAGTTGATCCCAAGATAAATCTGGTCCAGTCGAGCGCGATCAACCGGATCTTGAGCGCGGAAGAGTATCATCAAATCTTCCATCGTCTTTTGCATGGCCTGATTGCGCAGACGGTTCAACGCCTGCACGGAATCAAAGAGCCGCATCCCGAGACCGCGCACGGAATGATACATGAACGGGGGCACGTTATTGCCGTCAATGAACTGCGTGTGCAATATTTGCCCAAGGGTTTCGGCGTAGGGCTTCTTCGAGTCGTAGATACACTGGACAGGCTCAGATGCATCGGAGCGCGGCGTAGTGGTATCCTGGTCCAGCAGAATCTTGCGATACCAGCGCCCTTGCTCATCTTCATCCGATTGATAATAGAAGTCGCACAGCCAAATGACCGGCACGGCATCGGAATCGAAGTAGATGACGTTCTGTTTCCAAATCTCAGCCGCTTTCTCCGCGTGCTCTGCCCAATTCCATGTAGACGGGTTCTGGTTGATGTCTTTGTATTGTTCGAACACCTTCTTAACGGCAGGGATATTCCAACCCGGATCACGCTTATCTTCAGGCAACCCGAATGTCTTTCGGAATAGCTGACCTGCTGTCATACGCCGATTAGCGCAGAAATGGTTCAGGGTATCGTAAGGCAGCGTGGTATCTGTTGGGATTAGGAGATCGTCAATCGCGACAAAATACGGTTTCCATTTCTCGTCATCTTCCCACATCTGAGAACCTACCCCGTGCAGAATGACGCTACCCCACTTCTCACGCTGTGTATGGAGATGCGGCAGGCTTTTCTTCAAGAGCCGGTTAATCTTGGAGGTAATGGTCTGGCCGTACTGAGTTTTCTTGGATGGCGGTGCATCAGGCAGGTTTACGGTGAACGCGAAATCTGTGCTCAGATGGGCATTCTCTAACTGCTCACGCCCTTGGAGCAAAAGGTCTGAGCCTTCACCCCAATTCACATTCCATTGGATATTGTTCTGTTGAACTTCGCTCTTTGTGTAGGGTGGCGCACCGTTGAACAGGTTGTTGATGAGCGCACGGTTGGGCGACCGTGGCAAATCCGCCGTTTTAAGGTTTTCGATGACAGACGCTATTTTCTCAGGACTTTGAAAATTCATGGATTATGCAGGCACAGAAGCTAGTTGCTGTGCGGGAGCAGACTGCTTCTTGGGGGCGAGCGTGATAGGCTTTTGTGGCGCTACCTTCGCTGACATTCTTTTGCGTAAACAATCAATCAGAGTTCCATCCTTGTTTCGGTGCCACAAGACAGCTTTCGAAGTCAGGTAGCCCATGGGAATGGTGTTCTCTGGGTCGCCATCAGATTTTATTTCCTTGAATGTGGGTGCGAGATCAGGCTTACCCCAGAAGTATTGGAAGAGTGTCGAGTTGATGGAGCGCGGCACGGTAAAGTTAGCCGAAGCAATGTCGAAAGCGCCGTTGCCTTGGCAGAACGCTTTCATGCCTTCGTGCGCTTGCGCGTCGTAGATGGCGCACCCGGACAGGTGTATGG